GGGTGAGATCGAGGGTCCGGAGACTGGTGTCACGGGTGCAACTCAAGCAGACATATCTGACGCTGCCAAAGCAGCGGAGACTATCGACCCGGACGAGTTGGAACGATACGCAGAGGATGCTGAAGCTATTGCTGGTGAAATCCAACCCGGTGGACAGCTACATCCCGCGGTCCGATGGCGCTTGGAGGCGCACATCGACGAGCTGGACGGCTTGTTAGAGAGTGCTGAGGAAGACACTAACATCGACCTCGGCGACCTCGAAGCTGACTTCGGCGTCGTGATGGATATCGATGACCTTGATTCGTTTTCGAGTCGGGAGTCGTTGGCTGACTTCTTGTCCGATGACGCGCTGGACGACATCTCTACAAAAGCGATGGAGGAGGACTCAGAAGATCCCGAAGGCCAAGAGGAGGCGATGCTCGACGAGATATGGGGCGAGGTTGAGAAGGTCAAAGATCGGTACAACGATCGGATAGCGGAATACGATGACGAGTCCACGAAAGCGATCGAGAGACTCAACAAGGTATACGGAACCGAGTTCGACACCGTGATGGATATGGAGGAGATGCTTGCCGAGGGCGGGGGTCCTGGCGCAGCGAAAGCGAAGAAGGACGAGGGCAAGGGCAAGAAGGACGACGACAAGGACGATGGTGAGAAACAAGAGAAGCAAGGACCCGGTATCAGACACGATCCGGAGACTGGTCAATTTATGCCAGGTAATGGCGGTAACATGGAGGCACAAATGAAGCCAACCACAATGAGAAGGATCAAAGACCTGATCGCCGAAAGGAAGCAGGCAAGGTTTGAGAAAGAGAAGGACGAGAAATCCGAGAACTTCGTAGATGACGAAAAAGACAAGAAGTCTGAAAACAACTACGAAAAGGACGAAGACGACAAGTCCGAAGACATGCAGGGTGACGGGGATGCCTGGGACGCTGCAGCTGTTATCAAGGCGATCAGCAGTGGGCAAATCTCCATCGCTGACTTTGACGAGATCGAGGCTGCAATGGCTTCGGCGAGAACAGGCGAAGGAGAAGTAGACCTCGACGTAGAGGAATTGGCTCCAGCCGCATCACCGGGAATGGAATCGATGAGCAAGAGAAAGAGCAGAAGGAGCATGAGTCCAACCATGGCTAAGATGCAAGGTCGCATAGACGGGTTGGAAGCGAAAAGCAAAGCACGCGACGAAGCGCTATCACGCTCCGCCGATGTGTCCAGGGCATTCGATCGTCTGAAAGATCGACCACTAGGCTCGGATCTCCGCAAACGACTGTCGCTGTTCCGCAAATCACACGGTGCAAAAGCGTTCAAGGCTTATGTCGACGAGCTTTCGCAAACAACTGGTGTTCTACCCGACAGTGCAGCCGCAGCGGCTCATTTCCAGGGGCAAGGTGGCGAGGTTCACGAGGTCGCGATGAAGTATCACGATCAGGGAGCCGAAGCCGTAGAACGTGCATCATCGTTCTGTGCGCAGCACGAACAACTCAAGAACGCTGGATCGAGGATCTCGGTTGAACGTTACGTAGAACTCAACATGGCCCGAACTTCCTAGGAGGAATGAAACAATGGGTGCAATTACTGCAGACACTATCCTAAACACTCGACCGAATGCCGGTCGGGATTCTTACGAAGCGGGAGCCACCATTTATGCTGGAAGTCTCGTTGGAGTAGCCGCAAGCGGTTTGCTCTTTCCCTGGGCGGATACCGCGAACTATGAGTTCGTCGGTCTTGCCCTCACTGGTGGTGTGATCACGGAGGATATCCGATGTGACACCAGCGGCGTCATCCTCCGGGAGGTCACCGTTGACTCGTCCGATCAGACCAGCGTTGGAGAATTGGTCGAAAGCCCGACTTCCAACATCGAGGACTCGACTCTGACCGCCCCCACGAACGTTGGCTACATCGGACGCGTCGTTCGTTTCCATTCCGCAGACAGCTGCGACGTGGAATTATTCACCCCTGCTGTTCATCTGACCAGCTAATACAAGGAGATCTAAACTATGACGATCATTACAACTGACCTGCTTGTCAACGGTCTCCGCACGGAGTTTGCTGACACCTACGAACAGGTCCGAATCAAACAGGCTGACTCCAGGATCTCACAGATCATGGACTTGAACGTTCAAGCCACCAACCGAAACCACGACTTCGGCTACTTCGAAGCTTCACCGCACATGGAATACTGGCGGAGAGGTGATTCGGTTCCGACCGAAGCGATGGGATCGGTGAACTTCAACGTTCCGGTTTACGAATGGGCGAAGCGAGTTCCCTGGAACAAGAACGATAGGAAGGACGATCAGACGCAGACACTGATGCAGATGGCCCGTCAAGCCGGGACGTCGGCAGCGTTGCTGCCAGAACGTTTCGCGTTCGATGTCATGCAGGCTGGTACCGATATCCTGCCTGCTATCCCAAATGCACCAGACGGAGTAGCTCTTTACAACGCCACTGATGGTTCTGGCGCTGCTCGATTTGGTATCTCTGGTGGCAACCTGTTCAGTCAGACCGGCGTAACTGCAGCCGCGATCCTGACCGATTTCTACGGTGCTATTCAGCGATTCAAGGGAATGCTGGACGGGAAAGGCCAACCATTGTTGGCTCCCGACATCCTGGAACAAGGGTTCCTTATCGTGCATCCGGTCGAGATCACTGAAGCGATGGAAACTGCGTTCTTGCAGAAGAGGCAGATCGTACCGACCGCTGCAGGTGGTGCAACTTCTACGATCTCTGGTTCACAGACAAATCTCATTCTTGACACGAGCAAGAATGTCGAATTGTGGGGAAGCTCACGCCTCAGCGATGTGAGTGATTTCTACATCTTCCTCAAGGCTGCACCGAAGCAGCCACTGTTCTTCCTGGATCGCGAAGGCGTGATGGAGTTGTCTTCCCTAGAAGGGGATAACAATGGTGATCACACGCGTTCGACAGGGGAAGAATACATCCAGTGGGAAAGTCGCTCCGGAGCTGGTGTGGCGCTTCCATTCGGTACCATCAAGGTCGCGAACTAAGCGTAGTTCTTTTCGATCTCCGTGATTCGGTCACTGCTCCTTGGGGGCAGTGACCGATACCTACACTCATCATAGACTCAGGAAACCACTGATATGAACGACTCACAAAATCTCCCAGGCTCAGCGCTCGTCGCTGACCTTTCCCAACACGGACCAGGTGTACAGACAGTAGTTGCCTACTGGTTAGGTGTTATTCCAGCTTTCCCCGTCCCCTACATCACGTGCGCTGGATTCTGTTTTCCTAAGATGTGCGAGCTGTTGATTGATAATCCGCAGCGAACAGGGGAACGACAACGAGTGCCGGTCCCAGGTGGCTTACACAAGGACGTCACCGAAGAGATGCTAGACAAGCTCAAGGAGAAACTACCACGACTTGTGGTGCGTTTCACAGAGCCACCTAGAAAGGAAGAGCCATCCCAAAATTCGCAGGGGATAGCTGATCTAGCGACGCAACCTAGGAAAGGGTTCGTCATCACGATTCCATCTGAAAAAGATGTAGAAGCCGCGATAGAGGCAGAAAGCCATATCACACGATACGTTCGCGGTGAATGGGACGAACCTGCAGCAAATTACATGTTCATGCAACCATGCGTTGATCAGGACAACCCGCAGCGAGGTGGTGTTTACCCACAGACGCTGGACAAAACCGGACTAGACATCTCGTCCTTTAGAGATATCGAGGATCTACTTGATTAGGAGAACAAACGATGGCAAGTGGTTTACCAAACGAAGCTGAAGTTCAAGCCCAGTGGCGTGCTGTAGTCGACATCCTCGACAAAACGCAGGTATACGCAGACTCTTTGTGCGGTGCAACTAATGAGTTTGAAACTCTCATCGGATCGCTGAAAGGTGATTTCACCCCAGGCTCTTTGGCAGCATGGGCAGACACCTATCGATCCGGCTTGTCATCGCTTGTCGATCCTTCGCTCGTATATCAGGCTATAGCTCCCTGCATCATGGAATATGGGAAGGTTCTGAAAGCGGGAAGTTACGTAGGCTCCGGGTTTGAGACTGTAGAACTCATGATCGGCGCGATCTATGACAGATTCCTAAAGTCTACTGTCCAGTTTGTGGAGTCTCGCGAAATAGCACATGATCTCGCAGGTGCTCGTACCGGAACCGGAAACGGGACGATCTCACGACTCGTGGTTGATGAAAATAACTTCGAGATCGAAAACTGCCACGTAGAGGATAAGGTATTCAGGTGCACACGGGATCAGAACTCTGGTGCAAAAGAATACGCAGAAGAGTTCACCATGCTTGCCGAAACTCGCAGCAAGGATCACTTAGAGCAACATAGTTCCGGGTCTGGCGACACCCAACGTAGGCTGTTGTATAATAAGAATGCAGGTTCTTCCCATTCTGGGTCGATCGCACGCAACTCGTCATTTGAATCCTACGATGTGAGTGCAACTAACGATTTCACGTATTGGGAGTTGGTCTCCGGGACGGTGCCTACTCAAGATACTTCCAACTACTACACATCTCACCCAGGTGCATCGACCAATTACAGCCTGACAGCGTCAGCAGCTTTCCGGTTGAAACAATCGTTGGTTGACCTGCGTCGTTCTAAGCTTGATTCTCGGAAACCCTATTTTCTGCGAGTCATGACCAAGAGAATCGGAGGAACCGCAGACGGAAACGTAGTTTTGCATCTGGGATCGCGGTCTGTCTCGGCCAGTGCTGATAACGCCAACTGGTATGAGCTGATGTTGCCTCTCGACCAGAACTCGTGGTTCAAGAACTTCAACCAGGACGATTTCAACATCGAAATCGAACGAACAGGGTCTTCGGGAACGGTGATTTTCGATGATCTGATTTTCTGTCCTCTCGATCAGATCGATTCTACGTGGTGGGTCTGTCGCATGGCTGAAAACACCACCGTCACCTCCTGGCTCCGAGATGACGAGATCAAATTCGAGGACTCACAAAGTGACCTCACCAAAGGGAAAATCAATTACTATTTGTTCCGAGCTGGTCTCGGCTACTTACCGCACGCTAATGTTAGTGGCGGAGCTTGCACTTTTACAGACCCGTAAACATGACAGCAGCAACAGATCTTTGGACAGCTACAGTAGCTGCATACGATACAGAAGCCCTTCTGAATCTTACTAATATTCACGACCCGGCAGCATCATCTCCAGATACTACGGTAGGGCAAACTGCGTCTCAATCAGTTATTGATCTGTGGCCAGCGTACGCCCAGGTGGATTACGATTCTACTAACGCTTTGCATGTGGAAGTAGGAATTAGAGCTGTAATCGCTACTCTGTGGGAGAGAGGAGGGTCTGCTACATCGGTAGCCAAACAAAAGTGGGATGATGTATTCACGGATTCGATGATCGACATGCTAAAACGCACAGGACCACGCGGGAGGCAAGGACCATCGACCAATTCGGGGGTAGAGCAAAAATCCGAACTCTTGTCTGACGGATCGAGAGCTAGACCCTGGGCGGATATTTCCGCCTTGCCTATAGGTTTCATGCCTATGGGTCGTTCTTCTGCTGACGACTAGACTGGTGAGACATTATGAGCCGAGTTTTCGACGAGGGAGACAGGATGCGCCGATGGAAATCTCGGTTGAAGGATCCCTCCGAAGCTCTAGATGCTGCGGGTCTAATCTTGGTGGCTGCGTCTCAGCGTGCGTTCAAGATGCAGCGTTTTGGTCGGCATCAGTGGAAACAGCGCGGTGAGATAAACACATTCGGTATCATCGCTGACTTTGCCTCGGGTCGCAAGTCACCGAAAAAGAACCGATTCGAGCGAAGACCAGCGCTCATGGACAAAGGATATCAAGGTGGGCTCGTATCCACGATCAAACATAAGGTGGTCGGTAAATACGTCGAGGTCAGCGCGAACAAGGACTATGCCGATGTTCACCAGGTAGGAGGTGAGACCGAGAGTGAGGTGATCACAAAAAACCTGAGGCGTCTGCTGTATATGTGGCTGAAGAGGAGAGGCAAGGACTACAAGGACAATTTGGGCTGGATACTGAACGAGAAATTTATAGGTGAGAGGATAGAAGGCGAAGTCTGGGCACGTCCGTATATCGGCATGACCAAAAAAGCAATGGAAGACATCAAGAGTCAAGCTGGAACCAAACTCATGAGGGCTGATTGATGGTAGCGGGTCTGTCACAACGCATCTTGCGCGGTCCCGGTAGACTTATCGTCGGCCCAACCGATCTCAGTGATGCCGATTTGTATGGTGGGACCGAAGTTGGACTCGTGAAAACAGCAGCGCTCGTTTCTCTCGGTTCGTCATTTCGCATCGAGAACGAGTCGTTAGGGGAAGCAACCGACATACTGAATGCCCCTAAACGATGGGCATTCTCTTGTATGTTGCGTGGTTACGACGATGACGCGGTAGAAAAGTTCTTGACCGATGGCACGCAGGCTGCTGGTAGCGTCTCGTTTCACCGCACGTTTTCGGTCCCTGGTGCCACCGTCCCAGGTGCATCGGCTCTTAGTCGTGCTCTTATTTTGTTGTTCGTGCCCGATGACGTGCTACACGTTCCATCCCTTCTCATTTACAGCGGAGTTCCAGAATGGAGCGAAGGATCGGAGATGGCATGGCAACACGAATCTGAACTCGGAATTCCTCTTGCTGTCGAGTGTATGCGTAACTCAAGCAATAAAACCTTATCTATAGGCATGCTAGCCGATTTATCACTATGACCGATCACGAACCAGTCAGTTTAGATAACGAAAGTTATTCGAGGTGGATACGGGCTCTACGTCCCCAACCTCTCGGATGGTTCCTGTCACAACACGATACTGACCAGGAGACGATGGCGTGCATTGGCGACGAATACCAAGAGGATTTCGCTATAGGTCTGGGCTACGCTATCCGAGATCCGGACGCAGCAGCCGCCGGTCTGGGCCAGGAAGACGCCGAGGAGGCTGTTTTAGCTCGCCTGGGAGCCGAACTCCTCCACAGAGTCAGCGGGAAGGGGTCTCCTTTGTCTTCCCTTGACTTTGAAGGGGCTCATACC